TCACCACTATCAAACCATCTAAAATATCTTAAATCTTTGAGCTGATAAGACATGACAAAAACAAAATACGAGCTGTTCAAATGTTTCATATTTGTTTGTCTATTCTTTTTAACTGATGGATAGTGATAATTGCCTTTGAGGGCGTAACACTTTGAGCAAGTAGAATTTTTAATTTTTCTTAGCTTTGATCCTATATTACATAAATTAGCATCTAGGCTAAAACTAAAACAATTCATTTTGCTGGTTTTATTTAATCGAATTAACATGATTAAACCTCGCTTTCATTAATACAAAAAAAAACCCCACCGATTAAGATGGGGTTCAATAATTGTATTTATTTTATTTTTTTAACTTTGATGTTAATTTCAATCGGTTCATGAACTTCAGAAATATTCTCTTTAAAATCTATTTCTAAAGTAACACCAAAAGGATTGGCTCCCATCGAAACAACTTTATAATTGTGTAAGCTGTTAAGATCAGCACGAAGAAAAATATTTTTTATTTCTTCAGCTAAATGATTGAAATGATTAGGCAACATTTGCAATTTCCCTATTTGGTAAGTTTAAGATTAACCCTCCGATTTGTTGCAAATCATCAGATCGATCAAATGAGACCTTATCCGAGTTAGCTAAGTTAGTGACAGCATTTACAATCGAATACTTACTCGTATAATTGTTTGAGTCATCACGATTAAGAACACGATCAAAAACGCTATCTTGCTCCAGCTGGTTCAATGAGAACTTTTTAGAAATGAACTCAATAGCTTTTTTAGGCTGTTCAATTCTAACGCTGTTAGCTTCTCGAAGTTTATCAACAGTATCATTAAACACTGTTTGAGATAAAACGCTTTCCGTAACATCTCTACATTTTAACAATAGAGCTTCACTATCTTTTTCTTTAGCTTCTTCGCTCAACAAGTTATAGACTCCATCTCGATCAGCTTGAGAACTTGTAAGATGTTTTGCCTGAATTTTTGAGTCATTAACCTTTAGACCATTAGAGCAAACCAGCCTGTATATAAAAGGCGTGATGCTAACTGATCCATAACCTACTTCAGAATTGCTTATAGTAATTCCTGACTCAACTATATCACCTACAGAAATTTCGGATTTCATAGAGTGATTAACAGCTTTAATATAGAGCTTCTTTTCGGTGATCTCACTTTGCACGATTTCAATTTCAGGATTATCCAAAAGTTTTGGTAATACCATTTGGCAAATTTGATCGTGATCAACAACTTTATATCTAGGGCTAAGAAAAGCTCTAGCTGTAGCTGGTTGATCTTGATACTTATCAAAGGCTCTTATCATTACTTGTTTGTTAGCATTTTCAAACCAATAATTAATATTAGTTGATAACAGCTCCCTATGATCATTAGTGTTTAAAATATCCATATACTTTGATGGGATATTTAGCTTCGTTCCGATTTGATCCATACATGTTTGATTTACTTTGTACGCTTCATTATTTTCAACAGTAATAATTGAATTACTATTGTGATCGTATTGTAAGTTTGAACTATCAACAGTGAAGTCTTTTTTTTCTCGATCTCTTAATACTGTTAATAATTCTTGTATTGATTTTCCGTGTTTCATTTGTAGTCGCTTTCTCCAGCAATAAGTGCTGGTGATAGCCGAGCAGTAATCAGCTATCATCAAAACTTATCGCAAAACATAACCAGCAATTTTAAATAGCAAGATCTAATAAATATTTATTGTTTAAATGGAGTACAGTTCAAAGAGCCTGATACATGGTACAAACAAACGAATAAATAAATTTCAATCATATTTAAGTAAATATATACAAATTAATGCAAAATCAAAGAAATATTTGCATAATAGGGAATAATAAAGAATTGAAAAGCTGGAGAAATTACAACACTGAAATTATGCCAAATCTACACCAATTAAGATAAAACCTAATAGAAAGAATAAAAGAATTGAATACTTATACTAATGATATCACTTACAAGAATATCAGATCTATATTGAATAAAACTATTTATTTAGTTCATGAAAGCATTGATATCATTCGTTTATGTTATGTTAGTATTAAGATCAGTTATATTAAGAAAAGATAATAATATAAATTATTACAAAACATTTACCAAAGCTCTTAAAGAAACGCATATATAATTATATTTACAGTCATAAAACTTAATAAATAAACATAAAGTAAACACTATTGATATTATTGTTGTATTTATTGGCTAAGAACTGCACCAACAAAACAGAAATAATAAATTTATACGAACAAAATATAAACAAACCCCCACAGTGTGCCTCGCAATATTATTGCGACACACTTTAAGTCAGGGATCAAGTCTCTAAAGGTTTTAAAAAAGGTACTAGATTTTAAATAAAAAAAAAGTAGCATTAGTAATAGCAGTGGAGATTTTTGACATATGAAAAAAAAGAAGAATAAGAAGGTTACAAAGCCTCAAGTAAGCGTGATGAGTGTTTTATTAGGTGATCTACCAGATAGGTCTCCTGTGGTACAAAATTCAGGAAAAAACCTAGTATCTGATCGTAGTGTCGCTAGAGTTAATGACTATCTCAAGGGTAATCAAAAAGATGACGCATGAACACGATAACGATTCCGTATAAGCCTAGAGAATTACAACAACAAGTTCATAAGAATTTAAAAAGATTTAATGTATTAGTCTGTCATAGACGTTTTGGTAAGACAGTGCTGACAGTCAATGAGCTGATTAAGAAGTGCTTACAATGTCCTCTACCAAGACCTCGGTATTATTATATAGCACCGACATACAGCATGGCGAAAAGAATAGCTTGGGATTATCTCAAGTATTACACATCTGTTTTGCCTAATATGGATTATCACGAGACCGAACTAAGAGCTGAACTCCCTAATGGAGGCAGAATACAATTACTCGGTTGTGAACGACCACAAACCCTCAAAGGACTTTATATCGATGGTGTTGTATTAGATGAGGTAGCTCAGATGCCACCAAAAATGTGGACTGAAGTAATACGACCAGCACTATCGGATAGAGAGGGTTTTATGATTGCGATTGGTACGCCTCAAGGACATAACTCTTTCTTTGATTTGTATAATCATGGTATGCACAATGATGGTTGGTACGCTACGAAGTTTAAAGCATCAGAGACAAAGGTTGTTAAAGAAGAAGAATTAGCTGAAGCAAAAAAATTAATGCCTCCTGAAATTTACGAGGCAGAATATGAATGTAGTTTTGAAAGCTCTGCAATCGGAGCTATCTATTCACAAGGTCTTAATAAGGCAGACGAAGATGATAGAGTAACATCTGTACCTTATGATCCTACGTTAAAGGTATCTACCTTTTGGGATTTAGGAATGGCAGATAAAACTGCTATATGGTTTGTTCAACAAAAAGGAACTGCAATACACCTTATTGATTATTTTGACGATAGTGGCGAGTCATTAGAATACTATGCTTCTATCCTACAAGATCGAGGATATGTGTACGACACACACTACCTTCCTCATGACGCCAATGTCCGAGAAATCGGAACAGGTAAATCACGAGTAGAGATCGCACAGAGTTTAGGTCTATCGACCAGTATTGTACCCAAGATGAGTATAGACGATGGAATTAACGCAGTCAGAATGACATTATCACGATGTTGGTTTGACTTTGAAAAGACAAAAGAAGGATTAGATGCCCTAAGACAATATCGTTGGGCAGTCAATGACAGAGGAGAAAGCAAGAATAGACCACAGCACGATTGGACATCGCATAGTGCTGACGCATTTCGCTATTTATGTACTGGATTACAGGAAACGAAAAACTGGTCATCGCAGATTAACTATCCGAAGCTAGGAATTGTATAATGAAATTAACAAAAGAAAGATTAAAAGCACTTATATCGCAAGAGATTACAAACTCTCTTGGTTTTTATGGGGGTGAGTTATCTTCGCAACGTAAAAATGCACTAAAATTTTACTTAGGAGAGCCTCTCGGTAACGAAGTAGAAGGTCAATCACAAGTCAGATCACAAGATGTACTAGAAGTTGTCGAAAGCATACTACCAAGTATGATGAGAATCTTTACACAGGGAGAAAGTATCGTCAGATTTGAACCTCAAAAACCTGAAGATGTAGAATATGCTGAACAATCATCAGATTACATCAATCATATCTTTAACAAAGACAATAATGGCTACCAAATCTTGCATACAATGTTCAAAGATGCCCTTATTTCTAAAAATGGCTTTGTCAAATACTACTGGAAAACAGATAAAGAGCAAAAACAAGAGTCGTATGAAAATTTAACCACTGCTGAGTACCAAGCAATACTTGCAGATCCTGAAGTAGAGGTTGTAGAGGTTGAAGATACTGATAATGAACTCGATATTGCTGGACAAGACTTTACGGAACAGACTTATAACGTCACTGTCAAGCGTGTGAAAGAATATGGTCGTGTTTGCATTGAGAATGTAGCACCTGAAAGTATTTTAGTAAGTAAAACAGCAAACAGTTTAGATGATTGTAACTTTATTGGACAACGAGTTTTTAAAACAAGATCAGAATTAATCAGTATGGGTTTTGACAAGAAGATTGTCAATGAACTACCTGTAGCTGATGAAGAAATTTATAACACAGAGGCTGTTACAAGAAGATCGTATGACGATGAGACAATGCCTCAAGAATATCAAAACATTGATCCTTTACTGACACGAGTATCAGTCATTGATTGCTACATGAAGTGTGATTATGATAACGATGGAATTGCAGAACTAAGACACATTGTTGTGGGTGGATCAGCACCCAATGCTTATCACATCTTAGAGAATGAACCGATAGAGCAAATACCTTTTGCAATGGTAACTGCTATCCCTATGCCCCATAGGTTTTATGGTTTATCGATCTATGATTTAATTGGCGATGTGCAAGAGATTAAGACTACCCTCCTAAGGCAAACTCTTAATAACGCCTATCTACAAAACAATGCTCGTACTGTAGTTGTAGATGGACAAGCAAACATTGACGATCTCCTTACTTCCAGAGCTGGGGGGATAGTACGAGTCAAGTCTCCCAATGCAGTCACCCCCCTAGCTTCCCCTAACTTTATGAGTCAAGGATTAGCGATGTTAGACAAAGTAGATAATATTCGTGAGTCACGATCAGGTGTATCAAAAGTACAAATGGGATTAGATGCCGATCAAATCAATAAATCACATACAACTGCAAGTAGTACCAATGTGATGATGAACGCATCAACACAACGAATAGAACTCTATGCAAGAAATTTTAGTGAAGGTATCAAAAGAATGTTTCAAGGTATCTTGACATTAGTTTGTAAGTACCAAGATCAAGAAAGAATAATTAAATTACGCAATAAATTTGTACCGATGAACCCTCGAGAGTGGGTAGATCGTTACAATGCAACAGTACAAGTTGGACTCGGTACAGGTTCACAAGATCAACGACTCGAAGTATTAGGTCGTGT